ATAAAATTCACACTTACAGTAAAATCAGGTGTAAAGAATGGTAAAATTTGTTCAATAATTTGAGTACCATCTTCAGTATTTCTTACATAGATTGACAATGAAAAATCAAAGTCATACGGTACAGGTGCAAATTGTGTTACTAAACTATTATTTGAATCTAGGCCAAAGTTTTGAATAGTAGACATTTTTTTTCTACTAGGGTCATATGACATGCCTGTCATTTCAAAAGAAATTCTAGGTACAATTGTTTGAATAGATTTTGTTAAATCAGGATCACTAGTAATACGAGTTAGGTATTTTTCTTTTGGTCCGTATGACAACGGCACTTTAAAGATTTGTCCTGCTTTATTAACATCTTTGTTATAACGAACAACTTGAATGTCGTTAAACAAGGAGCCAAACGCCACCACCAATTTGCGAATGGTTCTATTGTAAAAGTGTGGTTGACCTAGCATATTTAATCAGTACCAAATGGGTTTGTTTCTGTCCAGTCCATAATGCCATCGGCCTCTGCCTCAATTCTAGCATTATCAACAATGTCCTCAAAGGCAGTATTCATGGTGACTGCATCAGAAATAGTGCTAATAATCCAGTTTGCAGAACTTACATTGCCTCGCACATTACCAGATACAAATGTTCCTTGTGTGCGAATTATATCAATGTGTGTATTTTTAGCAAATGTATAAACGGTAGCTTGTGCAGTTGCATTGGCCAAACTATTGCCTTGATAAACAATTTCATCATTTACAAAAGTACCATTACCACTTGTTAAAGTGATGCGTGTTCTTGGATATGCATCTCTAATTTGGTCATCAATTTCTGTAATACCTGTAGATATTAATTCATTGGAGAATACAAGTTGTTTAAGTTTTAATGCATACACATAGACATTGGCACCACGACCACGGCCTAATGTATAGAACATTGCTTGATCATTTTCGTGTTCTACAAAAGTAATTTCAAAGAAGTTTTGTATCAAAGGTACATATATTAAATCACCTTCATTTGGCCTACTTTGCGGTACTGTTGCAGCAAATCTTCTGCGAGAAACTAATAATGTTATTTCATCACGAATTTCTAAACCAAATTTAGAAATAAAATCTTGTTCACCGTCCATGCCGGTAACATTTTCCAAATACAACTCAATTGGATATGCAGAAGTATATTGTTTATTCGAATCTTCACCATAGATATAATCTACTACATCTCCACTAGACCTAGGAAGATAATAAACATCCATGCCATAAATTTTTAAGGCCTCAATCAATAAATCTTCAACGAGCAGTTGCTCAGAAGTTATCTGATTGAGTGGGAAGGGATTAAAATAAACATTTGTTGCCATTATTAACCAGTCAAAATCTCACTTGGCAAACTACTCATTGTGTACATTTCTTCTTCAATTTTATCTAATTCTGCTTGTGCTTCTTGCATAATTCTTACACCATCAAGTGTAACACCGCCAGGCATTTGTATGCCAGCAAACTTACTTAGGTTGCTGCCCCATTGATATTTGATTTTAGCCGTAGCATATTTTTTTAAGAATCTATCATTCCAAACATCAGATAAACCAGTCTTAACTACCGATACAGATGTTTTGTTGGATGACACCGGGCTATACAGAGTTAATTCTGTTGGTGATAAGATGTGTCTAACTTGTTTTTCTTCACCACCAATAACAAGCACATCGTTTTCTAAAATTTCTCGGTCAAATACTGTGGCAGTACCAGTCACAGTATTAGATGTGTTGGTACAAGTAACTGTACCAGTTAATGTAACTGAATCTGGTTGTAACTGGCGGTAACACTCAACAATTACATACTCACCAACTTCACGGTCACTTGACCAATCAATGTCCAAGAACAATTTGTTTTGGTGGCGATTAAATCTAAATTGTGGCTTACCAGAAAACAACAAGTTTAATGTTTGAATATGTTGCATGGTCATCTCATATGACACATATGACACCGATGTAAAGTCATATAAATCATGCAAACGTAATTGATAACGCAAGTCAAACATATTGATTGACGAATTAGAATCATCAAAAGGAAATACATTTGTTACAAAAGTTACAGCATCTGGACAATGGATCCAACGGCGATCAATATCTTCCTGAGTAATGCGGTGCTTCATAAAAATCTTTTCTGTACCATCATAGTGGTAATCATTAAAGAATGCAAGCGCATCATCAATACGATCATCAACTTGGTCATCATCAACATTAATATCGATGACAGGAAAACCTAGTCTACGTAGGCAGTAAGTCTTAAACTCAGCTCTTGTTGTTGGTTTTGCCATATTTTATCCTAAAGCAATTGAAAAAGCAATCGCACTTGAATCTACAACTGGGAATGTTGATACTGAAGTTACACGACCATTTGCTGCAACAGATACAACTCCATAATGTGTTGCATTACCATAAGTTCCTGCAGCTACAGATATATTGGTAAAGTCGTGGTTAGGTCTTTCAATAACAATATTACCAACCATGCCACCATGAACTTGACACTGGTAAACATAAGTATTTCCTGCTAACTCAGCTGGAACTTTCCAATAAAGTGTGCCTGCCACTTGGCCTTGAGCACTAGATCCTGTTGTGACAGTGCCTGTGGTTGTTACATGAGTAAGACCATTACTGTAATTAGAACCACCATTTGAAACACGAATTAAAAATGGATGACCTGTTACATTCAAATTAAAAGCAAGAGTTTCACCAGCTCGTATGTAAAGTTCTGGATTATTTCCTGTGTATTGATCAAACAAATAAGCGCTTGCACCTGAATTTGTTACATCTAAACGAGTAACTGAAGGTAAGTAAACCGAGTTTGCTTGAGTAAAGGCAGCCGCTATAGAATTATTTTGAGTTGCGTCAGTAGCGGCTGAAAGAGTAGCAGCTGAATTGGCAGCTAAGAAAGCAGCCGTTATAGAATTATTTTGAGTCGCATCAGTTGCAGCTGATAAGGTAGCAGCTGAATTGGCAGCAAGGAAAGCGGCATCACCAGTATTCTGTGCATTGGTGATACTAGTATTTTGTGTTGCATCGGTAGCAGCTGATAATGTAGCAGCTGAATTGGCTGCTAAGAAAGCAGCTGCAGCCGTATTTGTTACCGATGTAATGTTAGCATTTTGTGTTGCATCGGTAGCAGCTGATAATGTAGCAGCTGAGTTGGCAGCTAAGAAAGCAGCTGTAACAACAGATTCATCAGCAAGGAAATAAGCACCAGTTAGCGAGCCACTATTTGCTTGCCATTTACCAGAAGACTCAATCCACAATAGTGACGAGTTAGCAAAAGTATTTCCACGATTAACTTCAATACCGGCATTTTCTGTTGGTGTTAATGAAGTTGGTGTCTCTGAATTAAGGGTGATAATATTATCACCAAGTTGAACAGATATGGTATTTGCATATGTTGTTTGGCCACTAATTGTTAAGTTACCTGTAACAACTAAGTCGCCTGTAATTGTACCACCTGCATTTGCACTAATAGAATTATTAGCTCTAGTAAAAGCAGCTGCTATGGAATTATTCTGTGTTGCATCGGTAGCATCCGATAATGTAGCCGCTGTATTGGCTGCTAAGAAAGCAGCATCGGCTGTATTCTGTGCATTGGTAATATTAGTATTCTGAGTCGCATCAGTAGCAGCTGATAAAGTGGCTGCTGAATTGGCTGCTAAGAAAGCACCATTAGCGTAGATAGAAGCATTGCCAGCATTTAATACGGCAGTATTGGCCTGTGTAAAAGCAGCTGTAATACTATTGTTCTGAGTTGCATCAGTCGCATCTGATAGTGTAGCAGCTGTATTAGCCGCCAAAAAAGCAGCCGTTGCAGTATTTGTTACCGATGTAATGTTAGCATTTTGTGTTGCATCGGTAGCAGCTGATAGTGTAACAGCTGTATTGGCTAAACTTCTAGCAACATTATCAATTGCAGCTCCGCCAGATATAGTATTTGCAAAAGCAAAAGATGCATTAGCATGAATAAATGCAGCGTTAGCATATACACCAGCAGACCCAGCTGCAGCAAATGCAGCCGTAATATTTGCGTTGGCAGTGTTTACATAAGAGAACAATAAACTGATGTTTGCATTTGCACTAGTAACATAAGTTTGAATTGTATTAGAAGAAACAAAGGCACCGTTTGCGTATATACCAGCAGAAGTTGCTGCTATAAAAGCTATATTAGCTTGATTAAAAGAAGCTTGAATTTGTGATGCATTTGCAGATAAGGCACTTTCTCTGGCCAAAGGAAAACCACCAGCCGTAATGCCATCGTGTATGACGAATGTGTTTTTGGAGGTGTCTACTGTTGCTTCGCCAACAGCACCCGTAAACGATGCTGTTTGAGCAGTACTACCTCTTCTCCATTGTATTTGTGTGGCCATTTAAAATCCTTGAATTATCTCTTATTTATACTTATGCTACGTAGCCAAAATCTTTTGACAGAAGGTAACCTCTAGGTGTAATAGGGTCTACACGACAATCGTACATTACAGTTAAGTCTTCGCCAAATGCAGATGTTGTGGCATCTGTAAAGTTACCCCAATCTGTTGATATTGGAAAATAATCACCAAAAGAAGCATTACCTGTACCTGTGTTTGCTTTAACAAAGGCCGCATTTGCTTGAATGAAGGCCGAAGTGGCAGTATCATTGGCGGTTGTTGCCGTAGACTGCGTAGTATTAGCCGCAGAGAAAGCTGCGTTCGCTTGATTTCTCGCAAAGGTGTCAGTTGTTCCACCACCCGCATTGGCAGTAAATTGTTTTGAACCATCTGAGAACTGAATGAATCCTGTATTAGCTACAAAGTTATTAGCATATACTGTATTAGCTCCAGTAATATTACCAAAAGCGCCAGTCGTAATGAATGATGTGGCAGTAATATCACCTGTTACAGTACCACCAGTATTTGCATTTAGAGAATTGTTTGCTCTTGTATATGCGGCATTAGCTTGACTAAACGCAGCTGTAATATTAGTCCTTC